GGTGCTGCCATTCCGATTAAAGAATCAAATATTCGGGTGTTGATCATTTGTCGCTCCCAATAATAACCGCACGGCGATATGAGTAGTCGCTGTGAAACTTGTGGTCTTTCCGACCCACCAAACTACCTTCGCAAAAATCATATGTTTTGCCCTCAATCAGAGTGATCGTCGGCGGATCGTATAATGCGCTCGCGTTCGCGCTTGAGGCGTTTCGCGACTCGCTCGATCCGCAGCTTGCTATCAGCAGAACCGTCAGCGGCCAGTGCATCAAGACGATCTTCCAAACCATCGATATACCTGTCTCTTTGCCACCTGATATGTTCGACATAAGCCTGTAGAGCAGCGGTTAAAAAACGAAAGAAGGTCTTCACTTGGACTTAGCCTTGCCCACATTGAGCGCGAGCCAGCTAATGACACCTGAAATGCGCTGGACCCATTTGTTGTCCGACTCGTTCGGAGTCAGGGTGGCGACGAGTGAGGCCACCGCGATAACGCTGGCGGCGATTTGCAGGAGTTGCTCTGCGTTTTCTGTGATGTATTGGATCATGGTGGGGGTTACATTATGTTGATTGTGCTTCCGCCTGCTCCGGCGGGAGAGAAATTTACAGCGGGCTTGGCCGCTCCACGGTGTGCGTCCAGTTGCTCGTCGAGCAAAGCGCGACACACGGACCAGTGGTAGTTAGCTCGCTCAACGTCTGCATTCTCTTCAGCGATAGAGCCGAGAAGCGCGTGTTTGATCGCGTTGAGGCTGGAGATGTAAACAACGTCCGTGCTGCTGAGAAGTTTTTGAAATTTCCGCTTCAAAAGGAGGCGAAGGGTAACAGTCTTGTCATCTCGGTTATCAATCCGGTAGCGTCGGTAGCGGGTTACTTGGTTAGCCTGTTGAAGGCTGCTCGCAGCTACGAGAGTCACTTCGGGGGACGAGCCTGTCTCAACCCACAACAGTTGAACGGGTTTGGATAGCTCGGTTGTATCTACCCTGATTTCACTAATGCTCGTAATATCGGTTGCATGAGTGTTCATTGCGGACGCACTCGACAAAGTGAATTTACCTCCATTAGTAGGAGAAGATGAATCTTCATCTACCGCAAGATTAGACGTATCAGTCCCGTCTGAGTAAGTAACAAAAATAATCCCAGAGGAGGGGAGGTTCCCATCAGGGTTAATAGGGGCCAGCCGCAAGCTGTAAGTCTTCCCATCCACAGGCTCCTCGACAGTGGCCGAATAACCGTCGTCTACGATACCCAGCGCGGCCAATGTGTGCTCCCCAGCAGTGTCATCCCGTCCGAACAAACGGTAGTCGTGGAACTGGCTGCGGATAGTCCTCGGAAAAGAATAATCGGTGCTGCTCCCGTCACCATCGGCAATAGCCGAAATAATTGATTCGGCATTGTCGGGGATAGTAAATGTGCTGGAAGTAGTGGTGACTACATCCTCAAAAACGAGGTCGCGCCACATACCCATGTTGTAGAGTCTAGGCAGGGCCAGATTCAGTTCTTTTCGGAACTGAGTGGAGTTGGCCCCCTTGGACCCGCATATATCTAACAGCGCATCCTCAACGCCTTGAACCGTCAATGTGGCCATAATCCACAGTAACAATATTCGTGTTAAGGGTCAAGATTCGGGGTGGGTGGGCGGCACGTTAAGTAGAAAAAATATTAACACTATACCTGTTCCCGATCCAATACAGTGGGCTGCCAAACTACGTCGCTAGACACATATTGAATAACTTTGCTGCCCTGAGTAACATTGCCCAATTTTATCCGGTATACCCCAGCATCCTCCCCTTCTTTTTGTCCTGTCGCCGTGTGCGGGGTGCTACTGTTCCTGCGATTGGTGGTGGCATTGCCCATGTCTAAAGCGATAACAGGGTCTCCATCGGGCTCGCCAACTTGGACCCAGCATTTTGTTACCTCGTTGCCTACATCTTCAAGGTCTACTTTCCAGCAAAGGTAAACGTCCCCATACTCGCCGAGTTCGTGGTAGTATTCCTCATTGATCGTAGCGTTCATCGGCTTCCCATCTTCGGTTTTTACGTTGGGGACTTTTTGAGTAATATTACCGAGGCTTTCTTGGGAAGCCCCGCTGCAAAATATTTTTTGGCCGCTTACTGTGTGGCTAAGGACGCCAGACTCAGCAGAGCTGTCAGTCCCGAACCCACCTGAAATTCCTCTTACACCCGTGTGCTTGAGGACGCAATCGGACGGAGATGTCCCATCCGTGTCCTTTACGCCAGAGTGGGTTAGATTGACTGTGTGCGTGTGCCCCATGTCCACACCATGAGTGTGGTCGTGTTCGTGGGTGTGTGACCCTACTCCAGCAGTGTGGGTGTGCCCCATGTCCACACCATGAGTGTGGTCGTGTTCGTGGGTGTGCCCCATCTCCACATCATGGGAGTGTGATATGCTATGGGTATGGGGGCCTCCCGAATAACCGCCACCATCTGCACTACCTGAAGTTGTAGTGCTTTGTGATGATGTCTCGCCGTAGCCAGTGGAAGACCCGTTGTCGGTGCTCGTAGTCGCGTCATTTATAGATGTTGTCGTGCCGTATCCACTGCCACTCCCGTTGTCACTGCTCGTAGTCACCGTCCCAGACCCCCCATTCACATTGCCCGTGGTCGCGTCATCTATAGATGTTGTCGTGCCGTATCCACTGCCACTCCCGCTGTCGGTGCTCGTAGACCCCGAATGCGGATCGTGTGTGTGGTCGCAGTGCGGAGCGTGTGAGTGGTCGTCGTGGTCCGCTACTGAAATGGCGCTCGTTTCAAATTTTAATTTGAACGAATTGACAATGTAGTGGAGTTCCCCGTAAGCGACCTTGGCTCCGTTTGTGCCGTGCATAAGCGCAAACGCATGGGGGCGGTGCAAAAGCTCCTGTGCCTCATAGATATTTCCAGATGCGTCGAACGCGCCCGTTTTGCCGCCGTCAGGGTAAACTGGGTCAGGAATCGGGTCTAGTTCTATGGGGGCCATTTACGATGGGGGAGTAACCTCTACTACTTCAAGAAGGTAACCGCCCCTGAAGGGACGCTGAGTGGCTGAACCAGTGAAGTCACCAGTAGGCCAGTCGGTCGGATCAGAGGCTTCACACCACGGTTTAGGGAAACCATACTCACCCATCTTATACACAGGGTCTTTGGTTCCAATGAAATCTGTCAGGGTGATCGCGTCCGTCAATACGTTGTCCACCCTAACGCTAAACTGGACCCCACTGTATCTGGCGCTGGTAGTTTTGAAAATGGTGGGAGCGGGTGGGGTCATCGGGGTTTTCTTCCAATACTGGCTAACAGTCATTTTTGTTGGCCCCGTGAATCCGTCTTTCCCTTTTTTGTTTCGGACAGTGACTGTTGTGCTGGTTGACCCATCCCGCTTAGGGGCGGACGTAAAAAACAAACCGCCTACAACAGAAGGCCATGTGAAATTTTGATATGTGGTATATGAGCGGATAAGGACTCCACCGTGGGCTGTTGTGGATATCCCCTGTGGAATGACATCCTGAATAGTAACCTGCCACCAGTCGTGGCTGAGTTGCTGGGTTTCAAAGTTTTGGCCCGCAGTGCTCAACCCCCAATTAGCTTCGGCCTCGTAAGCGGTAGTTCCGGCTTCTATGGCCGTTGGAGAAAGGGGAACGGGAGTCGTAAAGTTTTCACCCCGATGAATCAACTTCACCACTGTCTTCAACACACCGTCAGTCGCGGGGTCTAATGACTGGGTAACAATATCAACCCGCCTAAAATAAACCCGCTGTTCAACAACAAACAGGCCGTCCAGCTCTTTGTCTCCGATGCGCTTTTGCTGGCGCGTCATCAGGATGTAATCAGTGGAAGCTAATTCTTCGTCGGTTTTTAACCCCGCGCCGTCGTGGTATGTCACTGCGTTTTCGGCTGCAAACTGACTTGTGGGGTCCGGCATAGCATCCCCCGCTTGATACTCAGCATCAGTATCCGAGAAATCAGATCGAAGGGTAACGTAAGTCCGAACGACCGTGTCGTATTTATTGCCGCCTAAATCAGCCTGACTAAATTCAAAATTGTAATCGTCTTGGTAACGACGGTCGGCGGCGTAGTAATATTCAAAATATAACCCTTCGCCATCGGCTTGCTTGACGTAACACAGCTTATGGCGCGGAAAGTTTTCCGTGTCTGGGTGGGCCGTGCCGTAGCTAGGATGGGCGAGATAAACTCGTGCGTTGTTGCTTACGTCTAACGGAGAAGAAGCGTCAGGTTGTTCACGCACATAAAACGTGAACGTGTCGGCATCAACCTTTGTTATCTCGTGAGTTCCACTCGGGCGAAAATAACCGGAATCATTTTCACGGGAACCGAGGCCGTCTATGGTAACAACGTCGCCCGTTATAAATTGATGGGCGGAGGAAGTATTTACAGTGACCGTGAACCCCGCTTTGTGGGTTCCTGCTGGGACGCTGACGGAAGCAGCCGACCACGTTGCAGAAGATATGGATACACCAGTTCCTGCCCCAACTGTCTTTGCATCAACCGTCTCAAAGAACAACAGGTCCGCAACGCTCGGTGAAACGAACGAGAGGACACTCTGACGTTCTGGCGACGGTTGGCTGCGGCTGAGAGGCATGGTTCACTAATCAGGGTAGGTGGGGTTCATGTGTCCGCATCAACTGTAATGCGCCGTGATGTCGTTGATCACAGCAGTGTGGTCAGCGTCTGAGAGGGCGGGGGTGACAATAAACTCAGCAAAAGAGCCTTCTAATCTGAAAGTAGGCACCGAGCCACTACTCGCACCAACAGTTATGAACCCATCCATATCATTGAGAACGATGTCTTCCACGCTAAGGATGTTTAACCCAGCAACATCAGCGAACGCGGTGTCGAGAGCGCCCCGCGTCTCTGGGGAAAGCACCGTATTGTTAACACGTATGTTTCCACGAGAAAGCCCAGTAGACACGGCGCTGCTGCTGCCGTTCTGCATCATTATACGGTCGTTGGAAGTGCTGCCCCTTGATAAAACAACCTGTTTGTTAGTGCTGATCGGATCAAATACAATAAAAAGATCGAACTCATCCCCCGCAGAAAAGGTGGCGACCCCGCTTACGGTCTTTAGAGCCGTTACCTCACTTCCAGTAGAACTGAACACAGCGCGGGCGGAATCGCCAGACCCTGACAAGGTCGCATTATTAGCTCCGCTGTTAGTTAAATCGCGGCTATTTCCTGATTGATCCAAGACCGCAGTAACGTCAGATCCTGACGTAGTAAAAAAACTACCTGTATAACCGCTGACTAGCTTGCGGGTCATTGACGCCGCTATCTCAGGTGTGATGCCAAGATCGGTCAAGGGGGCACTCTCAGACGGCACAAAGCCGCCTGTAGACAAGCCCTGTGATAATCCTAAGCGCATTAGGCTTGGTTGTATGCAATAACGCGGCCAGCCGCTAAGGTGAACCCGCTGATCTGCCCGTAGATTGTTACACCTTTGGGAATCGTATCAGCAGAAGCGACAATCGTGTCAGTATTTGAAATAGCAGATCCGTCTACCTGACTCTTGTTCAACTCAGGCCATGTGATGGCACTAAAATAAGTTGCGTCATCAAGTGAGGTAATAGCGCAAAAGTCACCTGTCACAGCACTAGTGCCTGTGACGTATGCGGCTCCAGCCTGCCCGAAGGATTGTTTGTCGATGTTCGTTGTTGCCATGATTGTTGGTTGTTAAATTATGCTTCAGTGAGGGTGTAGCGGTAACGAGCGATGTAGACTAGATTAACAGTGGTGCTGGTATCGTAACCACTGGTGGTCCCCTCCCCTGTCTTTAGGTCTTTCTTAGTTGTCCCATCTAACTCAAAAACGGTGCCTGTAGTGGCTGTATCTATTTCAACAATCAAATCATCAGCGAAGTCGCCGCCTGATGAGGCTGTCATTATAGCAGTTCCCACATGAACTGTGGGTGATGACCCGAATACAATCGCGCCAGCGGTTGTAACAGAAACTACGTCTGCGTTAGATACGTTGGCTTGAGAATCAGGAATTTTGACATAGGCATCGTGGTCGGGGCCAACCGAAATAAGGTTAGCCACCTTCGCCGGTATGCTAATGTCCCAGTTATTCCCTCCGTCCATGCTGACCAGCAAAGACCCAATATTGTTGTCGTTCTTTATAAGCAACAAACCTTCGCCGCCGCCCGTCATTGCGCCTTTCGATAACAAGTCCCCTTGCGGCGTTGACCCCACATCTAACAAAGCCCTGCCGCTGCCTGCGGCGTATTCATTGAAGGGGTTGGCGTCGGTCAAAGTAGCCGTAGTAGTGGTAAAAGACTCGTCATGGGAGTGAGATCCATAACTCAAGCTAACCGATCCGACAATGTTAGTGGCCATACGTTAAAGAAGTTTACAGATTTACAGTTAAGGTGCAAGGCTACCGCTGGGACAGGCGCTTCTCAATTACAACCATGAATCCGCCGCCGTCGTCGTGCTCAGGCTGCATTTCCTCTTTTCCGTAATCAGACCCCATCATCTTTTCTTTTCCGTGGCTGCTCATAACGTAATCTCGGACTGAATCGAGATAATCCGCAGCTAGGGTTATCTTTTTTTTAACCCACTCTTCCTCAAGATGGGGAGTAGAACAGCCAGCTAAATGCTCAAGCAAATCACAAGCGTTCTGATGAAGGTTGTTTAGTTGGTGCATAACCATCTTGTGGCCTTCGTCCATCTTGTGACCCCCATGCTTGTCAGGCGACATCCCCTTGGCTTCGGGAGCGTCTACGGGGACCATGTCCCCTTTCTTGTTGTCGTCGGTATACATATGACTATCGATCTGTAGACGCATTAGCGCGGCGGAGAACTTCGGCACTAACCTGTGCGGGGGTCATTCCTCGGTAGCTTTCTTCGCTAAGTATCTCGCGCACTTCAGCAATAATCTCGTCAGTAACTTCCGTCCCTTCGCCAAAGATGGCTTCGATAAAGGGACCAAGTTCCGCGTCAGACAATTCAGGAGTTACTCTGGGTTGTGCAAGAGCCGCTTCTACGGCTTCTCGAAACGAAGATACATCTTCAGGGTCCATCTCAACATCAAACCCTTTGTCGGGTTCGTCGTCATCATCTATGGGGATGTCCACTTCAGGGGTGGCTCCTTCCCGCACACTTTCGAGGCGGTTAAAGTCAGAACTAACATCCATCGCGTCGGGGATGTCTTCTACTCCTGAATACATACCCGAATAATTTGGCCCATACGCTTCTGGGGGAAAAGCATCGGCGTCGGTCGGGGCACTTCTACGCGCTAACTCTCGTTGCTCGGTATCCGAAACATCAGGGAGAGGCTTGTTTAAAAACTCCTGCTGTTCCCTTTCCTCAAAAAAGCGGGCAGGGGGCAGGGGGATTTTGCCCTCCGCGATATCTTTTTTAGCTTGTTTGGATAAAGGTTCTTCAGGGTCTTCAGGATACTCTCCGGTCTCGACATAGCGGAGTCCTTCTTCTATCTCCTCGGGGGTGATACCACGGGTAGCTTTCTCACGGTCTTGGCGAATCTGTTCCCGCGCTTCTTCATCGAGTTGGGCTAGCCCCTCTTCACGATTAACCCCTTTCTTCGGCTTGAACTTCTCTCGCAACGCTTGTTGAAAGGCTGAAAATTTATCAAGGTCCGGTCCTTTGCCAGCCTCCATGAATTTAGGAGCCATGCCCATGCCCATGCCCATCATGCGGTCCATTACTTCAGGACGAACAAGCTGGGGCATCCGTTGCCGTAGTTGTCTGCCGTAGGCTTCAGTGACATTATACTCATCCCCAGTCTGGGGGTCGATCCAGCGACCTTCGTTAGGGCGTCTGGGGTCAACGTAATTGCGGGGGTCGGCCTCGATTTCAAATGTTGGTTCTGGTGCGCCGTCTTCCAGAAGTCTGCCTTCACGGCTCTGATACAAATTTACATCAGCCTGAGTAGGCAGAATCATTTTGCTCCGATCCGCACCCGTCTGACTCAGCTTCTGATCTGCCTGCATTTGCTCGCGAGTAGAGAGCGCGTCAAACTGAGCTTGCGTCATAGGGAACTTAACCGTAACAGGATCTTGCTCAGTCTTCTCAAAACTGTAGGGGAGACCACCGCGAGACTTGGCTAGTTTTCCCATGTCTACATTGGGGGCACCACTGCCAACAGCAAGCCCGCCCGCAAGAGAAACAGGGCCTGTTGGCTGGGCTGGTTCGGGTTCGGGTTCGGGGTAAGATTCAGGAGAAAGGGCTTTCCGAGCAAGAGACTCTCCATAAGTAGCGTCGGGTAGCGTGGTTACAGGATCTCTCATTGGTGGCCCTTCGTAAGGAGTAGCCGCTTCCGCCTGCTTCTGGCGCTCCGCTTCCGCCTGCTTCTGGCGCTCCGCTTCCGCCTGCTTCTGGCGCTCCGCTTCCGCTTTCGCATCTCGGGCTTTTTGCCTCGCCTTCCCTACGGTTGGCGCGTTCATGGCCCATGAAGAGCTTGGGCTGTTGGGATTATAGTATTGATACATTCCTGATCCGGCCATGTCTATGAGTGGTTAAAGTTTATAAACAAAATCCCGAACCCCGAAGGGATAACTCAGGGTTCGGGATTTATGGTTAGGGTTGGAGGGTGGAAGTTACTGTGCGGGAATCAGATCAACGTATTCGGCAGTGTCCACTATGTTAACAAGAACAACAACCTGACCTGTAGTGGCGGTGCTAAGGTTTTGACTGCCTCCGTTAGCAAACGTAACACGGAGCGTGTCTCCGTCCGTAGGGTTATGAACAGCTACAGCGGCGTCTTCCGCAGGTGTTTCAAGGAGATCACCAGTGCCTCTTAGGTAAGCAATAGTTTTCAGATCAGCGCCGTCGATATAACCGTCAGCGTCGTCATCCTCAATTCCTACTTCAATAGTAGCCGTTCCACTAGGGTTGAACACTTTTGTTACAACAACAGCGGCGTTGTCTACAAATTGAGTAGATGTAATGGTGAGTAGATCAACAGTAGTAGAGGCAGCGTCAACGGCGTATGTCGGACTGTCAAAGTTAAACAACCAAGCATGGCTAAATCCTCCCAAAACTTGAGCGGCAGGAACTTGTTGAACCAAGCTGCTGGCACTAGAATCTTTGTTAGAAATAACGAGGCTATCGTTGCCTGCAACGGCTACATTCTTCTGTAGCGTGGTGGTATCATCAAGAGTAGGCATGATCGTATAGTGGGTTATGCGCGGGGCGGCAGTATTAAGCTACCGCCCCGCACAAGTTATGAAACCTACGCAGCAGGCGTGGTGCTCGTGCGCTTGAACAAGATGACGTAACCGAAGTTGGTCTTGATCGGCTTGGAGGCCGAAGCAAGGATACCACGGAAGAATCCGATGGTGCCGTCAGGGTTGAGGCTAACATCAGGAATGTTTGTCCACTTAAAGTCACCCTTGTAGTTGACGGGGTCAAACTTCAGGCCACTCACGTTGCTCACGGGAGCAGGAATGAGGGACTCCATCACGTTGTCAACGAGGATAAAAGCCGCTTCGTAATCAGCGGTCTCGTAAGCGGTGTTGGTAATGACTTTGTTGTCATCGGCACCACTGGTGTTGCTGACAGTGTAAGGCTGAACTGCAACGAGCTTGTCGCTGTTGATCCCACTGAAGCGGGGAGCGAGGTCGTCGATCAGGTGGTAGAAACCCCTGAAGGACTTCTCGACTCCGAGCGGAGCGATGAGGTCGGAGACCCGAGCGTTGTTGTAACGAACGTCGTCGCGGAATCCTGCTTCGGTCTGAAGCTGGTAGGATGCCTCAGACGAGAGGACGATAGAGAACACTGGACGGCCATTCTCACGACCGTAAGCGTTAGCGCCTGCACCAGCACGAACCAGACGGAAGTAAATATCGTCAAGGATCTTGTTGGAGACGTTACCAGTAACATCAAGGGTGTTGTCCTCAGTTCCGTCACCGGAAGCGGCACCACCAGCAGCGCCAGTAGCTTCGTCGTCAACATCAAGATCGGTGAGGGCAATGCCTTCTTTTCCTCCGACAATAACGGAAGAGGCGGTCTTGCAGTAAACGATGTTGTCGGCTTGCTTGCCATACTCGTCGCGGTAGCGGTTCTCCCACACGTTGCGGGTAGCTTCCTTGAGGAGATCCATGATAGCCCGAAGCTGCTCAGTCCTGTGTGCGGCGTAACGAAGTTCCTCGACGTTGATTCGGGGAGACTCGATGATGGCCCGCTCAAGGCTGTAGCTCTTCTGGACGCGAGTGAAGTCAATCAGATTGACATCACCGGAAGCGTCACCAGAACCGTAGAACTTGCTGTTAGCGACATCTCCAGTCTGGTCGAGCTGACCAGCAGACATACCGTTCACGGCGGTTCCGTGAGTGGTTCCCATGGCTCGCCAATTTGCGCCAACTCCAGCAATAGTGTCATGGAGGTGGATGCCTTCGGCTTGGAGGGGAAGAGCACGGTCGTAAACAAGAGTGCTCAGTTGGTAGCCCATCCCTTCGGGGAAGGTGGACTGCTTAATAAGATCCATCCACGGGGAGGTGTGGAGGGTGGACTTGTGAATATCGGAACCAATGCGGCCTGCTTCAGCAGTCAACACTGCGTCAACTGCGGCTGCGGCATCAGTCTCAAAAGTGTGCGGGAGCACAAAATCTGCGGACATTGTATCGTGGGGTAAAAAAGTTAGATGAGAGGATAGACCGCTCCCCTTGTCTGGGGCTTAAAGCGGCCTGACTGAATCGGTGAACACTGCCTGAATAGAACTAATTATATGGCTAGAGCAACCGGCAGATTCGGGTGGTATGGTTTGGAACGCAGCCCAAGAGCAGCAACTTCGTAGAACTATTTTTGGCTAGAGCAACCTCGTCGCTATGTTTTGCATTCTTAACTAAGAATACGAAAATGTCAATAGGGGAATTACCTGTTCAAATTTCGCGACCCAAACGCCGCGTTGATGGCGTCCTCAAACGAGGTGTCTGCCCCAGCGCCACTGGCAACCTGCCCAGAAGTCGGGGCGTTTCCAGACATCGTGGGTTCCGCACCCTCGTATTCCGCCAGCCTGTCAGTCAAAGCGGCATTCTCAGCCCGCATGGATATGAACTCACGGACCACCGTAGGGAGAAGCTGTGCAGAAATCGAGTTGAAGGTAAAATCTACAGGGTGCATGACAGAGGGGTCGGTCTCTGCCGCCTTCTCCTGAATAGCCGCCATGTCCAATCCGTCTATCCCCGCCAAGAAAGGTAGCTTTTGTTGAACTCTTTCGGCTACATTTTGTGCGACTTCCTTTCGGACACGCAAATTTTCAGCCGCCTCGTGCTGGGATTGGCGCTCCGCAAGTAGTTCTGCCTCCTTGAGGGCCTCGTCTGCATTTTCTACCAGCGACTGACGCATATGCAAAATAGGGTCAATCTGGTTAACCAAATGGTAAATTTTTGCGCGGTCCCTGTCTGAGGCGTCGTGCAAGATGTCGTTCAGGGCGCGGTCCTGTTCGTCTTGGTCCGACAGGGACATCACATCAATCAGGGTGTCCGCGTCAGCTCCGTAGCGGTCAGCAATTTCAGCGGCCTCTTCCACAATGCTTTGGAGCGGCCTAGCTACGGCTTCTTGATATGCCTGAGTTTCCTCAAGATTGGAAAACATCTGCGCCTGCTCATACTGATAAATTTTTTGCTGGAGGGCCTCAACATCCTGCGACTCAGCCAAACCGGATAGCTCTTTGATTTTTTGCTCATACTCCTGCTGTTGCTGCCGCAAGCTAAGTAGTTCCGTGTTTGTCTCTTTAAGCTCAGACTTCAGCTTCTTGAAACGGGAAGCAGCTTTCGGGGTCCAGTCGTCACCGATGTCCTCGGAAAGGTCGGCGGTGGGGTCAGGGGTGTCGTCTTCAACAGATTCTGGTTCGGTCGCGATTTCAGGTTCTGGTTCTGGCTCCGGCTCGGGCTCGGGCTCGGGCTGGACAATGACATCCTGCGCTCCACCCGAATCGAGTTGACCAAACGCCGCATCCAGTGCGTCCATAAAGGAAGTTCCTGAATCTTCACTAGCGTCAGGGACGTTAGCGGTTACTTCTACTACGGGGTCTGCTGCCGACACCTCGGCTACGTCATTCGATGTGGGTCCACTCATCTGGAGTTATGCTTGTTTGGTTATTTGCGGGTGGGTTGGCTAATTTATACAAATCATTGAGCGCATCTCGGTAACCAGCATACCAAGCGTGGCGCTGTGCGTTCCCCGCTTCATCTTGCAAAGTATTAAACGAGGGTCCAGCAATTTCTTTTAATGTAGCCGCAGCCACTTTGAAAACTTCAGATTCAAGAATTTCGTTAAGCTGGTTTACAGAAGATACATCCTTATACCAGCGAGCTAACGGAATCGGGGCGGTTATTTCTTTTTTAGGCATCGGTTGATCTTTGCTCGCGCAGCATCGCCTTAGCGAGGATCGCATAGTTTACAATGTCATTACACGCATCCTCAACACTCTCGTCGGGAACTTGAAGCTCGTTGTCGTTCACGAATGATCGTATGCGCTGGATCTTGTCGAGCACACGCATCAACAATCCGTGGACGGGGTGGATACCAATCACCGTGCTGCTTTTGAAATTAGCAAACGGGTCGGTGGCATCCTTGCCGCCCGTGTAGTCTGAATTTTTTGTTCGCATGATCTCCTTGCACTCGCGGCAAGTTTCATCATGCAACTCAAGGAGTTCTTTAGAGTTCACTGTTCTCGCGGAACTCTAACGCCGCTTTCGCGTCACGTATAGCCATTTCTTGGTCATGTTTTTTCTGCTTAATAGCCATGTCCAGTTCGGCTTTTTGTTGGGCGATTTGCATCTTCATTTGATGCTCCAGCAACTTGGCGTCAGGCTGTTGTGGTTGCGGCTGGCCTTCGGCTTCTGCTTGCTGGGCTTGGTCCCGCTGCATCTTCTGGATTGCCTTGGTCGTGTTGTTGATGACTTCCTCGGCGAACTGCAATACTTGCTTCGTCTGGCCAACCAACCCTTCAAGGGCCGGGTCTCCCGCCGCCAACTGAACCGTCTGGCTTATGTGCTCGTAAAAGGCTTGCACCGCAGGAAGCGCCTGCATCGGGTCAGCCGCCCCCGTATTGAGCTGTTCAATTAACTGGTTAAGGGATGGAACATGAACCTCCAAATGTGTGCCGTGCAACTCGTTTCCTACAACCGGAACCTGTTGACCAGCCGCCAACTGCTGGTTCTCGAAGTAGGCAATCTTGAGATCCACCGTCGGGCGCTTCTCGGTCTCAGCCGGAACGTAGCGGTCGGCTAGGTCGTGGCCCACTCGGGTTGATACAATATCACGGGTCAGGTTGCGCCGTCCAACGTCGTCGAACTGTCCGCTTATCCCCTGAAGTTCTTTCAAGGCTACCATGCGGTTGGCGTGGCTGCCGTTACCGATTGACCTGACCGCCTTGGTGCGGGCGACATCAAGGGTCTTGATAAACTCCTTAGAGACTCCCCTAGCCTCACACCGCTCAAAGAAGTCCTTGATTGCTCCGTCAGGCTTCTTGGTAGTAACAACACGACGGACTACCTCGCGGAGGAGTCGGTTCCAACTGGCGTAGAACAGGTTGAGGCTCGCACCAGACAGACGGGTGGTGACATCCATGTCGGCCACAATCTGCATCTGGTTCCGGTAAGGTGAACCCTGTTGAGGCCCATACGTGCTGACGGTGTCCGTGTTCAACTGCAACTGCTGGGTCAGATCCTGCAAGGCAGGTTGGACCGCAGTGCCGAGGTTCGGGATCGCCTTCTCGACGATCTTCACGTTCGGGGACAGCACGGCGTAAGCGCCGTAGTAAGTGAACTGCAATTCGTCCAGAGACCTTTGTGTTTCGGGTTGGATCATCACCGCAGAAGCGAGCATGGCTCCGTCGATCTGCTGGCAACGCAGGCGGTTACTGGTCTGGACATGGGCAAAGATCCTCTGACCTAAGCCCCGAATTGAATGGTATGTTCCATTGCTGCCGACCCCGTAGGTGAACATCACATACGCCTGCTCGGCCTTTTCGTAACGAGAAACTTTCTTATACAGGAAATCCTTCGGGCCATCTTCGGCACAGATGTAGTGGCTGACGCTGCCGTCCATCTCCTTGACCCAGAAGTGCAGAACCGAAACCGACGGGTTCTCGATTCCAGTGTAGATGTCGTTGTTTTTCAGCTCCTGCTGCAACGCTTCAAAATCGTTGTAGAGGTTCCTGTTATCTGTCCGCACGTTTTTCTGAATAACGCGCTTCACCTCGTCCACGTTCCACCCGACCTTGGCCGCTGCTTCAGGGTTCTTGATGTAGGAGAACAGTTCGTGCAGCAGGTAGTTGCGACGGCCAATGGCTACGTCAACGCACTCTTCGTTGGCTGCGGTCTGCCGAGGGATCAGGATGTCGGTGAACCCGCCAACGCGGAAACGCCAGTCGTCCGGCGAATCAAAATAAGCAACGGCAACGCCGTGCTTGATGAAAGTCGTGCAAAGACGGAGGTAGGCGCTGTGGAACTCGGGCCAGTTCCGCATCAAATGCGTCAGCTCTTCCGCGACGATTTCTTCCGACGGTTTGATTTCGCTCGCTTCGCCCTGCGTTCCTCGCACCTCGACAAGTCTTTCCAGAGAAGAATAAAGGTCAACATAAGCAGACAAAGCCACATCGAGGAGTCGTTGGGCATCACCAAAATTCAGGTTTGTTTTCAGCCCCTGTCCGCTAATCGCAAGTGAAGCAGAATTGTAGGGGGCTGCTCCGTCAAACATCGAGTCAATGCGGGCACGGTTAAGTGCCGACTTCTCGTCCGCAGTGCGAAGCGTGGTGTAAATACCAAGCGCACTCTTTACGTCCTTCAGTCTGGTCTCTACGGGTTTCCCCTTCTCGTCCAAGGAACCAAGGTTCAGGGTGTCGATGGTGTCGAGCGGCGTGTCTGACATTGTCAAGTTGATACCTTCTTAACATCAATTAGTCAAGATTCGGTAATTTATTGATAAAATATCTTTGACACTTAACGTGCGCCTCATTACAAGTCGGGTGATGAAACTTCACATCATTGCAGCCAGTGCAGCATGTATCCTGTTCGGGGCATCATGTTCCACTGCGGACTTGGGTGGGGCTGTCCCACTTCCATTTACCGAGCCAGCAACCTCGGCAAAACTGGATCTGGAACTTCGCCCACTGCCTCCAAAATTCTGTATCGGGCTTGACCTCGTTCCGACGAGCGAAGAGTCCGGTGCGGTCAAGACAGCAAAGTAGGGTCAGCGCGGGGGCGACAGGCCCTACTGGACATCACAACTGACAGGCAGTTGGCTCCCGCGCAGCTTTATGGCCTACGGAAAACCAAAGCCAAAACCAAAGCCTAAACCGAAGCCTAAAGGTAAGGGCTACTAACAAAACCCGCTTCGCCATGAGCTGCGAAGCGGGTTTTTTGTTGGGGGATCGACACATCCGTAAAACGTGTCGATTATCTAGCCCCAAATCGACTTGAGTATCTTGTCGATCCGAACCTTGCGGACCTTCCCGTCAGAGGACACCAGTGACGCGCTCTCCCAGCCTTGGTGGTCGTGGGTGTCCACAACGTGTATGCGGTTGGCCTTGCGACCCCGCTTCTTCGGTTCAATACAGTATAGCACCCCCAGTTCCGTGATCGCGTAGCGCGGGTAGTCCGGCAGGATCTTGGCTCCCTCGTCCTGAAGCACGTATTCACGAGTCAGGGTGGGGG